GAAAGCACTCAGTTACATTCCAAGCACTCTTTTACAACACATCTGTCTTTTATTCTGACAATCACTGTTCTATTTGCTATTTTTGTAACCTCACTGTTTTCTTTGTGTATTTTCGATTACTATTTCAACGTTTTACATTCTATTGCTTTTTGTTTTAGTTATGGTAGCGTGTTCTCTTGGCCACTTGGCCAAGTTTAAATTTGCCTTTAAAGGCAAATCTTCTATTTCTTGTAGGTCTTGTTCCAAGGCCTACTTACTTTCTACCTTCAACTCCTCTCAGGAGCTTACTGGTACCTTGGCTTCACATGCCAAGAAATGTGGTGTTGCCCCCATGGCTGCACCTAAGTCCCAGGGTAGCATTTGCTGCCCAAATTGCAAGGAGACTGGCCTTTCTAAGCGCCAGTTTCTCACTTCGGGAAACCATTGCCTCCCTGGTTATGGGGGGTCTCAAGATTGGGCATGTTCCTACATGTCCAGTTCTGAGCGCGCTTTCGGTGCCACCACCAGAGCTCTTAATGCTCTTTCTGAGGTGGGTTTTGGTTCCATTGGAGAGGTTATTTCCTCTTTCAATGCACCAGCCCCCACTGCTACTGGCTGGGGGTCTATTGACATCCCCACAGAGCCACAGTTTTTTTTTGAGGAGTATTACTCCTCCCCCATTGGGCCTGTTTTTCAGGCACCAGTGGATTTGAACCTCTTGGGTCTTACCCTCGAGGAACGCCGTTCTCTGGGAGCTCTTTATCGCTCCGCTATAGCCTTTCAGGTCTCTGTTGAAGAGGCCTACGAGGCTTCTATTTTGGACTTCTATAGAAATGTCCCTGCTACCACACAGTTTGTGGAAGTAGCTACACCTGTAGTGAAAGAACTTTCTAAGTTTGAGAGACTCTTGCCCCTGGTTACAAAGGTGGCAGAATATTTCAAGTCTTTGGAGGAGACTACTGCTCCTGCATCCGCCAAGGTTGTGGAAGAGGTTCAGGTTTTACCACCTGCTCCTATCTTTGAGGAATATTATTCCTCACCTATTGGTCCCAAGTATATCTGCTTGGCTGATAGGGACCACCTCTTTGACTCCCTTTCTTGGGAGTTACAGGGGGTCCCTCTTAGCTCTCTTTTGACGGACCTTCCTGAGTGCTTCACTGAAGCTCGCCACTTTGTGGATAAGCTTATTAGTGAGCTTTTGGCTCTTACTCAGGAACGATATTTGGGCTGCTGGGCCCATTTCAATCCTATTCTCTCAGAAGAGTGTCCAAAGCTCTTCAACTATGGTGCACATGTTGCACTTAGAAAACTTCTGAGAGATCTTGCTGATAGACGGAAGAGGAAAGAAATGAAACCCTTTCTTCGCCGGCGTGCTGATCTACAAAATCAGCGCTTCGCTTTCACTTGCGGTAATATTGATCGCTATGTGGGAGAAGCTGGCTTTGACTGGGGTATTACCCGTCTAAAAAAATTTGCTGCTTCCTGGGGTTTAACCTCGGATACCATAGCTCAAGGGGCTGCCGACTTTGTTAAGAAAGTTATGAGTCTCCTGGATCCCTTTGGAAATATGTTAGGAGCTATGAAGTCCTTCTTCTACGATTCTCTTGAGCGTCTGAAGACAAACTTGCTTGAGAAATTGAAGGAGCATTGGCTAGTTGCAGGCATTGGAATATCTTTTATAATATCCTTTGCTTTACTTGTTGCTGTTGCCTGTGTACTTAAACTTTTTGTGGGCCTATGTAGTTTCATTGGTTTACCCAAGATTTCGTTTATGACTATATGGTTGGCAGTTTTTACTGCTTTTCTGTTCTTCTTGGGAATCGATATCATTACTATGGATCCACATGCTGTACAAGCAATGGGTTCGTCTTTCATGTCTTTTCTGTGCCAGACACAGGAAGGCGGAATTGTTCAAAGCTATATGTTTGATTCTGGAGACTCTTCAGCAACAGGACAAGGACCAGAGATCGTTTTTGAGGGATTAACCAATTTTGTCAATATATTAATCTCAACGGTCGCTGGTACATGTAAAGCAGCCAATGCAGCTTCGCGCACACTCTCAGGTGTGTCCACTCTTGGGGGAAATGTTAAGAAATGTGCGAGCACTTTTATAACCTCCTTGATTTCAGCTTGCCAGGTTATGGGCAATGGGCATGTTCATTCACTTATGATTATCAATCAATTAGTCGACAAAGACTTTCAAACTTGGTCTGAGGGTGTTCGTGACTATGCATTTGAAACCTGGAAAGCTGCTGAAATCCCACCAATCCAAAGACTCGAAATTTTGCGTGGTCTTGATGACACGCGTAAGGATTTCGAGAAGATTTTGATGATGCCAGGTGTTAATCCACCTGAGTATTTAAGAAGGTGCTTTGATGCCTGCTCTACTGCGTTAAGAGAACGCATTGCTGAACTCTCGCGAGCTGCTATGTTTGATATATCTAGAATACCACCATTCTGGATCTATCTTTATTCAGCGAGAGGAGGAACTGGGAAGTCCACATGTGCTATTCCATTGGCTAATAAGATTCTTGACTCTGCTAATGAGCCTAAAGGTGCTAGAATTTGTACGCGAAATGCGGCATCTAGCTATTTGAATGGATATGCACATCAGCCTTGTCTTATTATGGACGAGTTTGGGGCTCAGGGGGAGCATCATGCCACTCCTGATGAGCGAATCATTCTTGATTATGTCTCAGCCACCCCTATGATCCCAAATATGGCTGCAGTAAATGATAAGACCATAATGTTTAATTCTAAACTTATCATTTCGACTTCTAATTTCCCAAATGGGAATCCCAAGGTTGATCTTGGGAATAATAAGACAGGATTTCTTCGCAGGAGGAAAATTTTCGCTGAAGTTGCTGCACCCCTACCTGGGGAGCAGTTTCCTCAATTCTCCTTTAGGGATGGTACCAATGAAGAATTGCCATTTCTTGATCTATCTCTAACTCCTTCACAAACCCAAGTTTGGGTTTCTTGGCATCAATTTCATGCTAAGTGTTCTGAAGTTTATAACAATTATCGAATCCAGGAAGCTGGAGTCCTTAATCTGTACAAGGAGGAGGAAGAAAATACGGGAATTGAGCTAAAGCGAAGATTAAGAGCTTACATGTTAATTCGTTCATCCACCTTTAGTGATTATTCTGAAGTAGAGGTTGACGCTTTTATTGAAAAGTATTTGGCTTTCGATGCCTGTGCTTGGAATAGATTTGTCACCAACGAAGACTTTGAAAAATGGATGGAGGAATATTCTATAGCTTCTGTCTGGAAAAGAGATCTTGAGAAGATGAGTATTACTGAAATATACTCACTGCTGACTCGTTCTGAAGTCAGTAAGATTGCAGCTTCTATTACTGCAAACGGAGATATCGAGGAGGGTGTTATTGCTACATCAGCCTTCGAATATTTCTGTTTAAAAGTTATCCAAGCCAAGCTGCGAACTGAGTATTTTACTGCTCGATCTCGATCCTGTTTTGATGTTACGAAGGTTGAAGGATTCATCCCCCAGATGCTACAATGGTTAAGAGAAATTCTCTACCAAATACCTTCGTGGTGCAAACTTGTTCTTGCTGCTGCTCTGTTTCTTTTAGTTGGATATACAATTATCAAGGCAGCTGCTTGGATCTTTTCAGGTGTAGCTTTTTCAGTGGCTCATGTTGCCGCTTTCTGTGCTTTTAAGGGTGAAGAAATTTCACCGTCTAATGATGCTACGCCAACAAAGAAACCTGGGGGGGCTAAGGTCTCCTGGGAAATGCGCATGTCCCGGAGCGATCAAGCTAAGTTTGAGGATATTGGATATGGCGCAGCCCGTCCTGCCGCGGGTCAAAATTGGGCAGATTTCTATGGTGAGGGACCACTAAAGGACAATTCTGAACTTGTGTCCTTTTTGAAACATGTTGCCGTTATGCGGAATATTGTTACGGAGCAAGATTACCATTTGCTATTTATAGCAGGTCGTAAGGCTCTTTTTGTGCAACATGTTTTCAAGAGTATGCCAGTGGGTACCTACCAACTCATTGTGGGCGATTGTGTTATTGATAAATTTTTTTTTAATCGTGATGCCCTGCAATGTAAGAGTCTCACAGACAAGGACCTATGCATTGTTACTATGTCGCATACAGTCCCACCTTTTGCACCACTTGCTAAAAGACTTCTGTTTGATGAGGAGGAAAAATTGCCAAGACAGGCATTAGGCTTCTTCTGTCATTCGGAACCATATGTGGAGCTAGATCGAATTTCTGGCATTTCCCACAGAATGCAAAAACTGGAGCAGACTGTCTATGAGAATCCGGATATCCTCTATGAAACTTCAACTGGACTCCTCCCCCTCAAGAAAGCCTACAAATATGAGATGGTCACATCTCCGGGCTTCTGCGGAGATGTTCTCTTGCAAGTTTGTTCAAGCGGAGTTAAGATTCTTGGTATGCATACAACTGCTGGGAAACAATCAATTTGGCGCTATGCAAATACCGTCACATTGCAGGACATTGAAGGGGCTTATCCCTCAGAATGGGTTGGAGAAGAACCAGATTTGCCCATCAGTAATACCTCCCGTGACTTTTGTGCAGGAGAGGTTGCACGTGTAGGAACTAATGAGGGTCTTAAGCCTCACTTTCCGACTAAAACTTCTTTGGTCCCCTCTATAATCTCTTCTGATTTAAAAGAGGATGATGATAATCACATTCCGAGTGTGATGACGCCTGCTATTTTGCATAGTAGGGATCCAAGGATTGTTGAATTCGGTCATGAAGGTTTTGATCCCTTTAAGGATGGAATGCTTAAGTATACACGGGCAGCTGGTCCTTTTGATGAGGCTGATGAAGATTTTCAAGATGCTCTTGATGATGTATTTCTTGATATTGGAGATCTTCGTACTGAGAAGGAAATTGAGCAAAATCAATCCAAAGCCATTTGTAGGATACTCAATGAAAATGACACACTCAATGGTGGAATTGAACAGGATTTTGAAGATCCAATTGTCTCAAAAACAGCTGAGGGTTATCCCTTTTGCTGTCAAAGACCGCCAGGAAAGTCTGGTAAGGGATGGTTGTTAGGAGGTATACCTGGCGACTGGTCTTTGAAGAAGGAAGGCCCTCTGAATGATGCTATTGAGCACCTTGAGGATAATCTTGCCAATGAGGTTTTTGAGCCTCTTATTGGCATAGATTTCCCAAAGGATGAAAAGGTTATGAGGGCCAAAGTTGAAGTAAAGCCCAAAGTCAGACTTTTTACAATCCTTCCTTTCCACTATAACTTAGTGGTTAGGAGATTTTATTTAGACTTTGTCGCTAGGCTGATGCAGAAACACAATGAAACACCAGTCAAGGTTGGCTTGAACACTAGCTCCCTTGAATGGCAGCATCTATATGATCAGCTCTCGGCAGTGGGTTTTAATTGGTTCAATGGAGACTATTCCAGATTTGATGGAATCACACCTCGGTGTGTCTTGCAAGGTCTTGCTATTCGGATTTCTAAATTCTATAGGCAGGATGAGGCACAGGGATTGGTCTCAAAGAAAAAAATCAGGACTTCTGTTGCACATTCCTTACTTCTTGATATGGCGAATTCGCGCTATGGAATTGCAGGTCTTGGGGTTTATAAGGTTTCGTCTGGAATACCTTCAGGCTTCCCGCTCACTGTGATAGTAAATAGCCTGGTAAATTCTTTCTTCCTCCATTTCGCTTATCGAAAACTTATGTCACAATCTCTGAAAAGCCATTTTTGGTTTACAAAGAACGTGGCATTTGCTGTTTATGGAGATGATAATTTGGTATCAGTTTCAGAGAGTATTAAAAATGTTTATAATCTCAAAACAATAGCCCATTTCTTAACCCAATTTGGGGTTACACTTAAGAATGGAGCCAACAAAGATGAAGAGATACTCTCGTCCTTCTACCCAATTGAAGGGGTTGACTTCCTGAAGAGGACTTTTGTCCCCTTTAGAGGAGTCATGCTCGATCGCCTGAACAAAGAAAATACTCTTGAGCGACTTCATTGGGTTAGGAAGGGCACCGATGAAATAGATGCCATTTTGGATAATTGTGGTAGCTGTTTACTCGAATGTATAGCACATGGACCTGAATTTTATGAAGACATTAGGTCTAAGTTGGTTCGGGTTCTTGGCAAAAGAAAGCTACCTTGCAATTTCCCAGACTTTGAAACAGCTTTCACGGCAAAGGTTAATGGTCAATCCTTTGTGGAAACTTGTCGGGCTGTTAATGTACATATCCCCCCACCTATTGTTTATATTTCTGAGAATTCTTATTCTGAATACCTGTGGGTGGAAGGAGTTTTTGTTTGTCCCTATGCCAGGCGCATTACATTCCAAACTCTATACTCTGAGAAGGGATGTAATGAGAAACAAGTTGTTTGTGTGGGTTCCATGCCCGCCAATGCTCGCAGAGGACTACATATAAATATTTCTTTGTTTGACTTCAATTTGCTTTTGGTTTTGCGTGTTTTTAAAATGATAGATAGTAAGTGTGTTTATTTTGTAGATTTGGAAAATAATAAGCGTGCTGCCCTTTTTGCCACTTTATATGGTATGTACATAGGGAAGGTAGACGCTGAAACTGCTGTTAAAATGTTGGTTGGGCAAAAGTGCTCGGAGAAACAGATAATGTCCTGGATAGACATTGTCAAAGGTGCAAAAGACCAACTCAAAAGGCCATCAACATTAAACCGCTCGTGTTTGATAAATGTTCTTTGCGATAACGCAAGATTTCCCTTCGAGGAGGTCTTAAATTTTAACAATATCAACACGCTCATTCCAAGAAACATCCCCATAGAGTTTCAATCTCTCTGTGGGCAGACTGTCAAAGAGGTCCTGACGGAAAAACTACGTCAGGGGGCTCTTAGGATTGATAACTATCCCTTGGTTGTAGAGGGTAGTTCAATTGTTGTCCAGAATTTAATTTCTAAGCCTGGCATTGACTATGTAGGCTATGATTTCCAGAAAGGACAAACTCTTGTTTTGGAATATGGTTGTGCTAGAAAGTGTTCTCCACTTTGCATGGGCCATTTCCATGTCAAGAGAAAGATACAACAATTTGTAAATACTATTTCTCCCTGTGATTTTCCTAGGGAAGCTGCTCTTCGAGCAGCTTTTAGTGTTGCATGTTAGTCGTGTCGTTTTTCAAATAATATAATCCTTTTAGGGTTTTAGTTAGTTTAAATTTTCTGTTGCTCCTGTTTAGCAGGTCGTGCCTTCAGCAAGCACACAAAAACAGAGTGTTTATTTTAAGTTGTTTGTTTAGTGATTCAAAAAAAAA